TTACCACCAAATCCTGCCGAGACACGTTTACCTTTTGCGCCTGCGTTTTCGGTGTATAATAAGTTTTCATAACCTAGATCCATTAAAAGAACATCACTCACTTGTTCTCCAATGTCATTAATTTCTATTAAAACACTTGCTTCATTATAAACAGTACCTATTCTATATATAATAGATGCAAAATCTACAGGTGTAACAAAGTTATCTCGGAATACACAAACCTGTTCGTAAGGCATAGTTGTAGCATCAAGTACTGTAAATGTTGAGTAATCTAATCCTTTACCTCGAGATACGTCAACCGTCATTACATATGAGTGTTCAGCAATTGGTTTTGCATATTGAGAAATACCTTCAGCCTGGTGTAAAGGTTTGTCATATGCTAAGGTTTTAAGTTTTGCACCATTAATAAGTGTACCTGAACTGCCTAGAAACTGGCAACAGTACTCTTGGTTGAACTTTTCTTCATCATAATCAAGTGCCTCGAGTGTTTCCTGTTTCCATTTCTCATCACGTCCTGGAACATCATCCCACATAACTTCAGTATACTCATAACCGTTTGTACCTTCTTTTGCACCTTTACAAGTTTTCCAAAAATGGTTTAACCCATTAGGTGTAGAAGTCATCAGAAGTTTTGTTGACTCGCCAGACGAGATAGTAGGATAAACAGATGCGAAAAAATCGTCGTATCCTTCAATAAATGCAACCTCATCAAGGTATAGAAAATTAACAGACTTACCACGAATTGCGCTCGAAGACGTAGTACCTGCCAAAACTTGGCAACCATTTTCAAGTGCAATATTTCCTTTGTTCCATTCTTCAATTCCTTGTTGAAGCCATTTAGGTAATGCTTCATATGCTAACTTGACTCGAGCCATAACTTCCCTTGAAGCATCGCCTTTGTTTGCCAAAATAGCAACTGTTTTAAATTCATTAAATAAAATATAGTGTAAAATGATAGCAACCGCAGTTGTTGTTTTACCTGACTGACGTGCTGTTAATACCGCGACGCGGCGATTATTTGTAATCTTTTCAACAATTTCTTCTTGATAGTTATACATATTAAACGGTACAAGACCACGGTCAACATGGACGATTTTAATATATTCCTTTGCGAAATAAATTGGATCATCCGCACATTTGGTGTATTCCTGAATAAGTTCGGCATTCCATTCAATACCTTCACCAACACGTTTAAGATGTGAGTTACCTAAGTACCCTTTATTCATCATCTTTGTCACCCTTAAGCATTTTCAATAAATCAGCGGTGGACAAAATTAAATTATTATTAGTTACGTTTTGCTGGTCAGGTTTACCGCCATTCTTTTCTTCTTGTGCGTATTTCTTTTTAGTGGAAATATCAACATAATCTTTATTGGCATCAAGCAAGGTTTTCATTAATGTTGAAACAACCTCAAATGCCCGTGGTGACTCAGATTGCTTTGCAATTTCAACCATTTCTTTAACGGCATCATCACCCATTTCAATTATGTTCTTGACATTCTTTCTTGCTAATTCCATATCAGAAACATTTTCATCATCAGATGCAATAGCAGGAACTGATGGTTCTTCAATTGGTGCTGGGATAATTTCATTAACTTCATTTTGTATTTCACTCAAAGGCCGAATACCTAATGCCTTTGAAATATGGTCATCACTCATTATGTATCTTCCTCATCTATAATTGTTATGATTCCCCAATCATCTTCAAAGTCAATTTGAGTATATGGAACCGTTTGATTAATATCCGTTGTGGCAACATTAGCAGCGGTCATACCTGGCTGAAGTGTTACTTTTTCCAATAAAGGACTTGATATGTCAGAGTCCGGGGCGAACTTTGCATCAATAAATTTAATAACTTTCTTAGTTCTTTCAGGGCCATAATACCAGCCTTTAAGTGTGAAACTCAATGTATATAGAATAGCACGACGTTCGGTATATTCACCTTCATACAAATCTTCTGTAATAACACTCTGTAAAACAATAGGAACATCAACAGGTGGCAAATCAGGAATTAGCTTAGCACTTACAGTCCAATCAGGTTGAAAGAATGGTAGAATTTGTTCTAATATTTTTGTTGCGTCTTCTTGATACTTTGTCATAATATACAATGAAAAGTCAAGGTTATAAGGTGCACCACCATAGACATAACTTTTTGAGTCGTTAGTATCACCTACTGCTTTTGATTTCATAACTCGTTGGGTTGTACCAATTTTGCGCTCACCGTCATAAGACATACTTGTCATTTCAAATGACATTCGTGGTAATGTGATTGCTGACTTACGGTTTAAACCTGGATCTTGTTCAACTCTTGATAGTATCTTTTGCATTGGTGCATATGAAATAGGAACAATCATTGATTGCTTTGTTACACCTGCGTTGTCGCTTCTTTCGATTGATAACTGATTAAACAAGGTACCAAATATTGCTACATATTTTCTTGTAAGACCGTTGTAAAAATGATTTGCTATTGCCATGTTAATCGCCTATACTTATGTTTTCACTAAACGGATCAATCTCTGAGAAGTCAAGGATATCGTCACCTTCTGTTTCAAAGAATGTGTTCTGTGCAATTGGATCGGTGTTTGCCAATGCCGTAAGTGTTGTTGGTGTAGTAGGATCAATATCAGCAAAGAACGTATCAATGTTTTCAACACCTGTCTCAAATCTTTCACCGCTATATTCCATCAATTCGCATCTAAGGTCATATACCTGTAACGCACCAGTTTGATAGAATACGCTTTCGTGCTCGACGTGCATAATTTTGAATATCTTTTCATTCAATGGGAAGTAAATGCAGTCACCTTCGAGTGGTCTGGTCTTTAAATGATTTTCACGAGTTGCAAATCTTTCAAATGTTCGGAATGCTACTGTGAATGTGATTGAGTCTCTGATCTGTAAACCAAATCTTGATAGGAAGTCACCTTCACCTTCAAATCCATCTACGTTCTTAACATACATTTCCATCTGATAGGTTTCGTTAAAGATTGACAAATCGTCTTCGTTGAGTATTTCATCTTTTGCTTGAAATGCNCTTGAGATATAGATAGTGTCAAGACCATAGATTTGAATTGATTCAATAACTAGGTCATCTACGAGATTTTGCTCATATGTGTTATCGTAATTTTGAAAATAAAGATTTGTTGCCATGGTTACCCAATGAAGTTATAAGTAAGTGGTTGAAGACTTTGTATAGCATCCTCTTCCATTCTTAACTTATCTTCTCTCGCCTCCGCTAAAATTTGCTCACCGTTAAAAGACACACCGCCAACAAGCTGCATATTATTAAACTTGGTGAGGTTTAAACCCCATTGTTCTCTTACTAAAACTGCGGCATAATTTTGCAGCCAACGGTCCGACCAAACGTCTTCATAGAAATCTTCATCTACAACGTCATATGCTTCAACGATAATATACGTACCTACAACCCATCTCGATGGATCATTGTCAATATAAAGTTTATTAACGTGTTTGTTATAACGGATGAGAGGTTTACCGACAAGGATCTCTTGCATAAATTCAATATGCTGCATAGTCATATAATAGTTCTGCATTGAGTAACTTGTTAGTTCGGTGATATTATTTAAAACGAATTGATATTGGACATTAAACATACCAGACCCAGTGGCAATACTTGTATCAAAATCAAATACTTTTGAAATACCGAGCAATTTTTGCGGCAATTGAATATAACCGTTTGCTTTATCGGCTTCAGTAATTTGATGTTTTAGATATACAAGTTGACTGCCGTTGTAATGGTAATCTCTCCAAAATGAAATTGCTTCATCAACACGGTCATCTACTTGTTCGTCCGACACGTTAATTTGAATAACTGGCGCACCAATCTTTCTTAAAATATGTTCTTTAAATTCATCTCTTGTTGTTGGCTGTGCCATGGTTGTCCCCTTATGCCAGCTCTGATCTTACAATGATCTTAATGTAGCCAGTGTTTGGAAATGTTTCTGATGTTCCGTTTGTATAATCAATTTGGAATTCGGCAGAGTGAATACCTGTGTTTGCAGTATCACCTGGTTGCCAATCATATTTGACTATTCCTTTTGATGCATTAACAACTGCACCGAGTCCGTCTGTGACAATAGATGTTCCACCTTCGGAAGTCATATGAAATTTTATAGCAGATGCATTTGTCATGGATCGTGCTCTTCCAGTTGCGTCGGTTAAAACGGCTTCAATAGAAGGAGCTGTATCGTTTTGTTTAATGTAAAAACTAGCCGCCATTGTACTTTCTCCAAGTCTTTTGTTTTTATTTATTCAATGTCTTTAGTAGCTTTTTACTAAACGACCTTGTGATGGTCTTACGAGTGTTTCGTTTCTATAATCACGGCTGATAATTTTAACTCCTGTTCTTAAATCAGTATAGTTATTATCATCAATTCTTACACCG